ATAGGAACAACTGAAGATGGCATCATTAAAAAGTCGGTCTGTAGCCCGGAGTGGCGTCGTTACAGAAAGTGAACTAAGCATGTCTGCACATATCATCCCAGATGTGCTGTATCCTGCTGTTGCTGGAAAGTTACTAGATGGCACAACGTCACATGGGGCAACCTATGGTGTTGCTCAAGCAGACGGACGTAGCTACTACTACACAGACATCAAAGGAAGCAAGCCCATTAAAGACCCTAGAATCGGTAGTCACTTTGGGAGTCAGAGACATAAGTTTAAGTCATTGCAACTACTGGAGCAGGAGACTGCAACACATGGTGAGGAGATAAAATCAATAGATGGTAGAGAGTGGATTCGTACTATTGGAGATTATACCTTACAATATAATATAAACGGAAGCCAACTTTACTCAAGTTCAACATCAACTCCTTCTATTGAAATTACTGGATATTTTTCTAGCATGAATTTAATAGGTATTACTCATGCTGATACTGGATGTGTTATTACGATTGATGGAGTTGCTGGATCAGAAATAAATCCACATAAGACTACAGTAGCATCACCTTTAGGTAGTCGTTATGTTGATAGAGGGTCAGTTGCAAATATAGTAACAGGACAAACTCTTGGCATACATACTATCAAAATAACAGATCATGCAAATGCAGATGAAAATTATCATTATGGCATTGAACTAATAGCCCAAGACACCACATCAACTGCAACCAGATCACAGATCCAGATTCCCTCACAGAATGTAGTTTCGTATGGTAAAAAGTTTACTGTTGCTGGAACTCCTCACTATAACCCATTTGCATTTGCAGGAGATGGAACAACCGCAGTAGCAATAGGAGATACAACATCACATGGTAAGGTTGCTACAGGATGGACAGGTTCAACATCTGCTTATTTTGATTCAACTTTAGATACTGCAACATCACTAGGATTGTCTGCATGGGAAACAGGTGGTGATTTTTACAGACCAATAAACGGAGGTAGAGTTGTCAGATGGGTAGATTCCTCTGGAAATATAAAAACTTCTGTGAATATGATGCCACCAACAGGCACTTCTATTGGAGTAGGATCGGATGCGGCATTACCTACAAGTCATGCATGGACTACTGTGTATCAACCAAAATTTAGTTCAACTACAATAGACCACTCACAAGCAGAGGTTGCAAAGACCTTCCACTACAGAGAGTTTGGAAATGGTGCGGCAAATGGTGGAACATTAAGTGCTACTTATGCAGATGCAAGTATGCTTAATACTTATGATGATTGTGCGTATGTAATGGATGACGGATTAACCAGTTTATCTTGTGATTCTATGACTAACGTAGGTGTAAGTTTGCAACCTTATCATTTAGGGGGAACTGCTATTTGGTATCTCACCTTTATTGGGACAGGAATTACGATTAAAACAGTAGACTATGGGGCCGGAACGTATCATGTTGCTCAAAATTTACCATACGGCACTCATATTTTAAGTGGAGAGAGAAGGATTGGCCTAAGTAATGCTGATAGAGCAGATTATGTAATTGATGGTGTAGCAATAAGTGAGGTGGTAGGAGCAACTTATGCTTCCTGCAGTGAAGCAACTATCCACCAACCCAAGATGCCACCAATACCAGAGGATGCTGTAGTCATTGCAGATTATATGCTGATGGCAGATTTTGTGCCTCAGACAGCAGCAGGAGCAGAAAAAATCAGTAAGGGAGTGAGAAAACAGAGTATTTCAAGAGATTGTTTTTTTGACGAAACTGATGGTGATGCTTTTGCTTTAACATTTGAACCTGCCAATTTCCCTATGGGTTTAGGTATGGAGCTTAATGGAACTGCCGATAGTGCTACTTCAGCGACAATGAGAATACCTTCATTTGGAACTAATTATGTTCATAGAGGGTATCAATCAGATACAAGGGCTGCATTATATATTGACACAACTGATAACGATTCAGCAGCTACAAAAGACAATACTGCTGGTTATGGTTCGTATGCTCACTTAACTTCAGACCTTACACTTGGAGTTTATAAATTTGGAGCAAATGCTGCTTCAGGTCAGAGAGGGAATACAGAAGGATTTGATATAGCAACCCCAATCCACACATCATCCCACTACCAGACCTTTGAAACACCATTCCTGCACGAGTTAGTAGGAGGTGACCGAAACATGGAGCAGACTAATCTAGTGGTTACTCCAGATGGTAAGACATGGGATGAGATTACTAGGGATACTAGCTATATTGGTAAGGGAAGGGTATCTTGCAATTTTGTCGGTACTGCAACAGGCCTCGATGCTTTGGTGTATATGGACGACTGGCGCGGGGTCACTACTGGAACCGATTATTACAACAAAGATTTTGCTATTGCTTATGACCGCTTCATATGTCTTGTACCCGGCAATTATACAATAGTCGCGCAATCGATGATGGCTATTGCTCTCACCGGCGGAAATCATGTTGGAATATACATAAATGGTTTGCAAACCATGCAGGGACATATTGGCACTCATAGTTATTCAACAACAACTCCCATGCATGTATGCGACTTACAACGGGGGGATTATGTGCAACTTTACGGACGTTTCCGGGCAGAGCAGAGCAGATCCGGATTTTATATAGAAAGGAATTAATATGTTTATATCTCACAAATCAAACGTACTTCAACAGATACACGAAACAGAGTGGCAATGCAGGAGAATATCAAAAGGATTAGACAAACCTGAATACTGGGCTTGGTTAGATTCTGTTACTTCTGGCGATCCACCTGTGGTTGATTTGAGTGGTGAAACAGGATACACAATAGTTGAATGTACTGATGAGAATGTACAGGAAAGAGTGAATCAGCTAAGTGATTATGTTAATAATAATCGTTCACCAGATGAAGCATTAGTATACAACATCAAGTACTCTGCATCCAAAAAAGATTCAGAAATTGTAGATGTTCTAGGACATACAATTGCAGCACATACCGATAAAGATGGAAATGATGTTGCAGAAGAGGATGTTGCTACAACTTATGTCCAAACACATTTCATGGGCGATGATACCGCAAAAGATGCGCGAATACTCGCTGAACAATGGAAATTCATACGAAGAGAACGAGATATACTTCTGACAAGTACAGATTGGACACAAGCAAGTGATACTGCACTTACATCCGCAAAAGTAACTGCATGGGCAACTTACAGAACTTCATTGAGAACACTACCAATAGACCAATCATCAAAAACGACATATGCAAGTATTACATGGCCAACAAAACCGTAATAAATAGTTTATAATGAAGAAGATTTGTTATATAACTAGATCAAATTAAAAGGATTTAATGTACTTAGTAAAAGATAAAAATACCCTTTCGGCCAAAGCAGCGGATGTGAAGTACGATTCATCACAAGGCGGTGCACACATCATCCCAGATGTGCTGTATCCTGCTTGGAGTGGTCTTTTAACAGAAAATACTGGACATACATTTACTGATTCATCTGCTTCTGCTCATGCGATTACTTCAACTACAAATGCACATCATTCGGGAGCAATTAAAAAAATAGGATCTACTTCTTTAAGCCTAAATAAAGGTCTAGCCAATACTGGTTCAGATCATCTTTATTTTGGAGCAAATAATACAGATTTTCAATTTGGAACTGGTGATTTTACAATAGAATTTTGGTTTAATGTTCGAGAATTTAATCCAACTGGTGCTAGCTTTCAAACATGGGTTGGCCCTTCCAGCGTATCATGGGGTACGAGTAATGGTTTTCATTGTTTGACAATAGGTGCTACTCCAAAGGCAAAATTTAGCATAGTTCTTAATTCTAGTGCAGTTGTACTTACAGGAACTACTACAATCGTGAAAGACACATGGTATCATTATGCAGCGGTAAGAATTGGAACATCTCTTAAATTATATTTAAATGGAGCTCAAGAAGCTACTGCTACTGTTAGTGGTACTCATGGTCATGGTAATGACAATGCTGGCAGACCAATTACTATTGGAAGTAGACAAAACCATGCGACTAATTTAACATTTGACCAATTTTCTGATGTTAATGTTGATGAAGTAAGAATCGTAAAAGGTCTTGGTGTATATACTGGTGCATTTACTGCACCAACAACTGCATTAACAACTACATGGAGTGTAGGAACAAATATAGCTGCAAACTCAACTGCTTCTAATGTAAAATTTTTATTACATTCAGATAATGGTGGTAATGTTGGTGCATATGGAACTGAACAAGCTGATGGTAGGAAGTACTACTACACAGACATTAAAGGAAGTAAGCCTATTAAAGACCCTAGAATTGGTAGTCACTTTGGGAGTCAGAGGCATACTTTAGACTCATTGCAATTATTAGAACAGGAAACTGCAACACATGGTTCCAATGTTTATAGTGTGGATGGTAGAGAGTGGTGTCGTGGGGCAGGTAACGTAGGTGTTGATAATGATTCAAATGATAATAGACTGAGATTAAAAGATACTGCAACTACTACCTTTCTAGAGGTTACTGGATTCTTTAGTGATGCAAGTTTTCTTCATTATTCTCATGCAAACAAGTCGATAAGATATACTCTTGATGGCGCAACGGAAAATAGTACTGATTTTGGAGCAACATCAAGTGCTGGCTCTCCATTGGGTGGAAGATATGTAAGTGTAGGTTCACTAGTCAATTTAGGACTAGGTGCTTCTCTAGGAATTCATACAATTAAGTTTAGACGTACTGGTTCTAGTAATCATCTTGAGTTTTACGGCATAGAACTAATAGCCCAAGACACCACATCAACTGCAACCAGATCACAGATCCAGATTCCCTCACAGAATGTAGTCTCATACGGAAAGAAGTTTACTGTCTCAGGAACACCACACTACAATCCATTTGCAACTAAGGGTGATGATTCAGCATCAACGATACCTAATAATACAACTGGTGATAGCGTAGGAACAGGATGGGCTGGTGCTACTTCTGCATATTGGGATTCCTCATTAGATACTGCAACCTCATTAGGATTAGGTGCATGGGAATCTGGTGGCAATTACTATAGACCTGTGAACGGAGGTAGAGTTGTCAAATGGGTGGATAGTACTGGAATAATCAAGACCTCAGTAAACATGATGCCACCTGAAGCACACGCTATAGAAGGTTATGGGGGAACTGGTGCTGGTACTTGTTTAGCAACAGGAACACATAACTGGTCAACTCAATATCTACCTCAATTTGGAAACAAAATAGTAGGGAGTGCAGTTGGAGCTGATGATTGTTCTTCGGATAATACTGGTAATTGGGAAAATACTGGGGCAGCTGCAATTTCGTTTGACACAGATCATTATGAAATTACTAATACATCAGATTCCACCACAAGTAGACTGACAAGTTTATCAGTAACTGCGGGAAAGTTTTATAAAATCTCTGCTCAGTTTAAAAATGGAACAGCTTCATCAATTGGTATAGCTGGATATATTTATGATGGGGTAACTGCTCAAGTAGGACAAGTGGTAGCAACAGATGGATCATTTACATACTTAACTTGGGTGTTTAAGTCCACAAATACATCATCTGCTGGAAAGCTTGGTGTTAATGTGAATCCCACAGGTGCTAGTCCATCAGTTAATATAGAAATGAAAAACTTTACTATCTACGAAGTAGAAGATCCATCTATACAAGCAGAAGTTGCAAAGACTTTCGATATACATGAGTTTGGAAATGGTGCGGCAAATGGTGGAACAGGTGCTGCTTTGGCAGATACAACTATGCTTACTGCAACCGATGATGCAGTAGCTTATGTAATGGATGATGGTCTGACCTCTTTTTCTTCAGCATTGTGTGATAAAGGAGATTCAGTAGGTATAAGTATTCTTAATGGGAATCACTATTTTACTTTTGTAGGAACTGGGTTTTCCTACGATACAGGTAGGACTGTTACTCATGGTGGAACAGATGACTATCAATACTTTATAGATGGTGTATCAATATTAGATCAAGATGGAACAGGATCTTATACTGCTGGCAATAATCATATGTGTCAAAATTTACCATACGGCACTCATATTTTTAGAATTGAAGCTAATGGCGCAGCAGATACTGATGCACACCAAGTCAAAGACGTAACTTTCTACCAACCCAAGATGCCACCAATTCCAGAGGATGCTGTAGTCATTGCAGATTATATGCTGATGGCAGATTTTGTTCCTCAGACTGCGGCTGGAACAGAAAAAATATCAAAAGGTGTACGAAAAGTAA